GGTCGACCATTGGTAAGTTGGGGCTCGGAGAATACAACTATCTCCACAACCACAGCCGGACTTGGTCAAAAGACTATCAGTGTTCATAGAATGAATAGCCGAATGTACTTGTCTCGTGAATTGGTAGCTGACTCTAACCCATCAATAATGGATTGGATACAGTCAGAGTTCGTGGAATCCGTACTCAACGAAGAAGATGCTGTAATAATTGGTGGTTCAGGAACTGGACGACCATACGGTATCCAGACTCGCGTAACATCTGCTAATGTAGCTGCTGGGACATTCACGTTTGAAGACCTAGTCGACTTGCAACACTCACTACCTGTGCAGTATCGCAAAGCCGGCGGAGGCAAGCTTTACATGAATGACCTGACTTTGCGTGATATTCGCAAGCTGAAAGACGACCAGGGTATGCCTATCTATCTAAGGAGTTTAGATGGAGCAGCTCCCGACACTGTCTTGGGTATTCCTACTGTTGTTCATAACAACTTCACAGAAGGATATATCTACTACGCAGACTTGAAGAGGGTTTATACTTTGCTTGATAGACAAAGATTGTCAGTTGAAACTTCTACGGAAGCTGATGACACGTTTAAAAAGCATCAAGTACAAATCAAAATCACGGAAAGAATTGGTGGAGACACCGTTCGCACAGACGCAATCAAACTTGGTACTGGATTTAGCGCCTAAATTCAAGGGAAGAATTTATTAGCGCCTAAATTCTCAAGGGAAGAATTTAATGGAAGCGTCCCCCAACAACCGCTCCATTACTCAAGACTTTATGGTCTTGGGCGGAGATAGCAGTTTAAACCCCTCTCTGCTATTTCCACCAAAAACCATAAAATTATGAAAATAAAAATGATAACTGAATATAGAGACTTATATAAGCCTGGTGATGTAGTGGACGAAAATCCCACTAAAGCTAGCCAGTTAGTTGAACGTGGCAGTGCGGAATATGTCGATGTAGTAAAAGAAGCACCGGCAAATAAGGAAGTAACTGATCGCAAAGGAGTTATATGCGATATTTGCGGTAAAGGCTTTACAGCAAGAGGTATTAAATCACACATAACAAGGATGCATGGCTAGTAACCTTACAACAAAGACTTTAGTAAAAGCATATCTGGATATAAACGTCACCAGTTTTGATGATGTTATAGATACTATTGTTGATGGTGTCAATCAGGCTGTGGAAAACTATTTGGATTTAATATTTGCTCAAACTACTTATACAGATGAGGAATATGACCAACTTGAAGGTTCGAGGATACTTACTTTAAAACATAGTCCTGTTATTTCGTTTACTCGTTTGCAATATAAAAACAGCCCATCAGATTACGACAGTACCGACTGGACATCATTCGCTACCAGCGAGTATAAGGTTGACACTAATGGTGTTATAACCAAGAATTCAAACTTTGCCAAAGGTAAGAAAAGGTATCGTGCCACTTATGTTGCAGGCTATGCTTCAATACCTGACGATATTAAACTGGCAGCAACCAAGATAGCAGCCTCAATGTATGAGAACAGAAAAGGGTCTGGGGTTACATCTGAAACGCTAGGAGAATACTCACGTACATTTGCTACTGATAGAGCAACATGGAAAAATTTGGATATAGATTGGATATTGAATAAATATAAGAATACCGGAGCGACATGGTTTGGCTCGGCGTATGAGCCTGAACGAGTGCCTGTGGAATTTAAAGCAGATTGATGTTAATCCATCTCGATGAGTACGTTATCGTAAAGCGTTTGTCTTATACAAACGATAAGTCGAGCATGTCTACTATTTTTACTAACGTCATTGCATCGGTACAACAAAATCAAGTTGAGGTCAGTTTATCTGGCGATGGTTATGCATCACAAACCTATACAGTATTTATGGATAATTCCCGAACAGTATTAGAAAAAGATGTGGTGGTAACTACTGACGGGCGATACTTGGAAGTAATGGGCGTTAAGAGAATAACCGCAGGCAGTGAGCCATTTCAACAATTAAGCTGTGAGGAGAATCAATCATGACACAGCTAAACATACAAGTTAAAGGATTGGATAAGTTACAGAAAGCTTTTAAGGTTGCACCAACAGTTGTGCGTAGAGAGATAGGTGAAGGTATAGAAGCTTCGATGAGAACAATAGAGGGTGAATATCCAAAATCATATAGTGCATCCGGTATCGGGGTTATAAGTGGATTCTTAAAAAACAGAGTGCTAGTCAAAGTAGATAAGAAAAGGTTAAAAGGAATATTAACGCCAAAAATGGATTATTCATTGTATGTTCATGAAGGGACTCGTTATATGCGAGGTAGACCGTGGTTAAAAAAGACGGTAGACAGGAAAGAAAAAGAAGTTCAACGTATAATGCAGATATACATAAACAAAGCATTAAAAAAAGTATTCAAATGAGCTGGGTAAACATACAACCTGAAATAATAAGTGTCTTGGAAGGATTAACTAAAATCCAAGAAGTACACAATTATGAGAAATCTCAATTTAGAGGCTATCCGGCTATTACTGTAGTGCCCAGTGAAAACGAAAGCGATTTTGAAGCTACACAAGAAAGACAACGTGTTTATGCGTTTCGTATAAGAGCGTATGTGGAGAGTGGGTCAGATGCACATGAGGCTACAGGTGAGGGTACAAAGGAGGCTGACAGAATTTTAAGGGCAGTAATGGACGATATAGTCAATGAGTTTGATAAACCCGCTAACGCTCGTTTAAATGGACAGGTATTATTTATAGAGCCAGTGCCTTCTATTTGGGAGTATGATAGCGATAGGGGTTTAAGGTATGCGGAGATAATTTTAAAAACGCATACTTATTTGGATACAAATACTATATAATATGTTAATATAAAACTATGAGTGTATTTATTGGAGACAAAGTATCGCTCGGAATCGGGCGAGAATCAACGAGGGGTACGGGAGTTAGCGCAGCTTTATGGATGCCAAGCGCAAGTTTTGACTTTCAAAACAGAGTGAATACTCAATCCATAGCAGGAGCGCAAAATAAAATAATCGGTACAGAGAATGAAAAAGTTTTGCAAAAGTATGGTCAAGGCACATTGGGTGCAGACCTTAGAGCAAACGCAGTCGGATATTTCTTAACACAACTATTCGGTGATGTAGATAGCGTATTGGCTGAAACAGGAGTTTATACCCATACGTTTAATCTGACTCATTCAAATATGCACCCTACGTTGTCATTGTTTATAAAGGACGCTAATAAGAGTGAGAGATTTGTACGGAGTGCAATGGAAAGCTTTACGTTGAATTTCACATCTGATGCAGTAACTACTATGGAAGTAGGGTTTATGAGCGAACCGGCAGCAGACCAGTCGTCAACACCTGACTTCACTACTGCTGATTATGTTTTTGCACCAAACACACTGACGTTTAAACTTGCAGCAGACCAGTCAAGCTTAACCGCCGCAGATGCGACAGTAATAAATAACCTATCAATCACTTTCACTAAAGGAGCTGACCCTGATTTCGGTTCAGGTTCTAACAGCCCTACGGATATTTACAATCAAGGCTTAGAGATTACAGGTAGCTTTGAGAGAATATTTGACGCTGATACGGAGCATGACTATGTATTTGACAATACTAATCGAGCTATGAGACTTGACTGGAATGATACAGATACGACTATCGGTTCAAGTGAAACACCACAGTTGACATTGGATTTGTATAATGTCAACTTTACAAACTTTTCAAGAGACATTACATTGGGCGACATAGTAAGACAAACAGTAGAGTTTAAAGCACACGTTGAAGTATCAAGCGGAAACGTAATGCTGGGGACTCTAACCAACACAAAAGCTAATTATTCAAGTTAATTATTAAAAGAGGGGTATGAAAACATTGAAATGTAAGATGTGTCAAGGTGACATGTATACTAAAGTTAAAAAGTCCAGTAATATAGGTGGTCTTATTGGATTACTAATGGCGTTTTTTCTGCTGTTTGTGTTCCCGATAGGAACAGTTATAGCGTTTATTCTATTTTTTCTAGCTCCGTTTTATGGAGTAACTAAAAAAGGGTACTGGATATGTGGTAAATGTAAGTATAGGATAGATAGAGATATATAATATGCCTAAAATAGATATTGAAACAAGAAAGATAACACTACCAAATTATAAAGATAGTGAGGTTGTTATATACAAACAAGCACCTTATAAGGCATTAATTGGATTAGATGAAAATACTACAAATGCTGAAGCGGTAGAAAGATTTTTACCTGATATTATTGTTGATTGGAACTTTACAGATGAAGACAATAATAAATTAGAGATAACATACGATAATTTATTAAAGCTTCCAGCAGAAGATGTCGACTATTTGATTCAAGAATGTATTAAATCTAGTGTGTCAACATTAAAAAAAAAGACATCGGAAGGATTAGCAGCTACTTCAAAGGACACAAAATAGGGTATATACCATCAAGGTTAACTGAATACTTGCTATGTAAAAGGTTTTGTTGGACACCAAGTCAACTTAGAAACGAAAAGTATTCCGATATTATAGATTTTCTTGTTATAATGAATATAGAGGGTCAAGAAAAGAAACATCATGCCCAGCGAGAAAGTAAGCATAGTAATAACAGCGGTTGATAAGACTAAGGCTGTATTAGCTTCCACTGAACGCAACATGGGGAAGCTAAGAGGTAAAATAAATGAACATGGTGCATCAATAAAGTTTGCTACTGCGGCGATGGCCGGTGGTGTTGCTTTGATTGGTCAAAGAGCATTAAAAGCAGCAGGTGATTTTGAACAAACAACAGTTGCTTTTAGAACAATGCTTGGAAATGCAGAACAAGCAAATGATTTATTACAAGACTTGGCACAGTTTGCAGCTAAAACGCCATTTCAATTGACAGAGGTTGAACGAGGTGCAAAGCAGTTATTAGCAATGGATACTAGCGCACAAGACTTGTTACCGACATTAAAGACATTAGGAGATGTTTCGTCCGGATTGAATGTACCGATGGAAAGATTGATATTGAATTATGGTCAGGTCAGAATACAAGGTAAATTAACGGGTCGTGAATTAAGGGATTTCTCGGTAGCTGGTGTACCTTTAATAGCAGCATTAGCTGATGAGCTAGGTGTAGCAAAAGAGGAAATAGCAGACATGGTAAGTGCTGGTGACATTGGGTTTCCATTAGTTGAGAAAGCATTTCAGAATATGACTGGTGAAGGTGGTAAGTTCTTTGACTTGATGGACGAACAGTCAAAAACTACGCAAGGTCAAATATCTAATTTAAAAGATGAGGTTAACTTACTTGAAAGAGAGTTAGGTAAGGAATTATTGCCTGTATTAAAAGATGATTTAATCCCATTCTTGAGGAATGATGTGCTGCCGACTATTAGCTTAATGATACAAGGATTCAAAGAATTACAGGATCCAATTACAAACACTGGTAAAGCTATAAAGTTTGTAGTAGATCAAATAAAAGCATTTAACGATCAACCATTCAGCGAAAGATTAATCCAAGCAGCAGCAGGTCCACTTGGTCCTATACTTGGGGCATTAGGACGCAGGGCAAGCGGCGGGCCTGTTAGTGGAGGTAGTCCGTATATAGTCGGAGAGAGAGGGCCTGAACTATTTGTACCTAACGGGTCAGGTAATATTGTCCCTAATAACCAAATAAATAATATCAACATGGGCGGTATAACAATTAACAATGAGGCTGATTCGGCAGCGTTCTTCCGTAAGCTAAACAGTATGCTTGGCGGTCAAGTCGAATCGGCTAAAATGGGACTATGATTACAAGTATACAATTCGGTAATTTTGCATTAGACGCAAGTAATAACGTAAGCGTAAATGTTATTCGTGAAAAGTCTTTAGCGGAGGCCAGTGTAGGTCTATTACAACCGGCTCGCAGCAGGGGTATTGACGTAGTATCTATAACTGAAAAGTCAAAGATTATTGAGATAGAAGGTACTGTATCTGCAAGCGGCAGCGCACAAACCTACACTGATTCAATAAGAGATTTAGTGGCTGTGTTTAATGTTCAAGCAGATTTACAGCTTGGTACAACGGACGGACTATTTATTTACGAAAACTGTGTTGTTATAAACAGGGAAAGCATGTTGAGAGACGAGTCGCACTGGAATATAGATTTTATAAATTTCAGAATAGAACTGCTTGCTCCTGATGGTGTTGCGGTAGCTACAAACTATACAAATAATTCATTCGATAACATTTCAAGCTCACCATATACAAACGACATATTGGTTGGCGGCAGCGCAAACCCAGAGCCGCTAATAACATTAACGCTTGATTCAACCGGTGGCGGAGCAGTAAATAATATCGCTTTTCTTAACAGAACAACAAACGAGTCTATTAGCATAACGACTGCTTTCAATTCTGATGACGTAATACAAATAGATACTAAAAATAAACAAGTTTTATACAATACAAGAGCCAAGAGGTTTACCGGATTATTACCTCAATTTCAATTAGGTACTAACAGGTTTAAGGTTGATGTGGAAACAAGCGGTACATTGCATCAATCACAAACTGACTCGGATAATGCGCGTAGCATATTTGGTAATACTTATTTGTCACAAAGGATAAACCCCGATGCGGCTATATCAGTATCACAAATAGAACTGTTGCTTAAAAAGACCGAGGCAACTGAAACAACACTGGAAACGTATGATGATTTCAACGATGATACTCGTGATACGGATAAGTGGACATATATTGACGACTCGGAGGGAACACCGATAGCCGAGACAGGAGGACAAGCCGAGCTATACCCTATTTCTACTGGCGGTCAGGGACAAAACCATGAAATGTTTAGTGATGATAAAACAGGCGGTGAAACCAGCGCAGGTGTTAATTATTATGTGGCATATAGTGGCGGTGCTATAGGCGGTACGCATAAATGTGAGTTTACTGACGGGACAAACAGAATAGATGTATGGATAGCACCAAATGACGGTAAAATGTCAATAGTACTAACAGGTTCGTATGGTAGTGGTACAGTTGCAACATGGGATGGTTTATCCGGCATTATAGATATAAAGCAGGAAGGTGCTGATATTCTTATTAAATGTAATGGGTCATTAAAATATACTATTTCAGGTAAAACAATCGCTACTGACTCTTTCTTTAGAGCAAAATCACAGTTGACTGTAGCAGGTTCGTATGGACCAAAATTAGCGATAGATAATGTTAAGTTTTATCAGTCATCAAGTGCATCTGTAAATACGGACATGATAGTTGAAATTCAAACTGATAGCGGAGGCGACCCATCGGGCACGGCGGTAACCAACGGGTCAACCACCATTAAAGCTGCAGATATTAGCGAGACTTATACCATAATCCCAGCTACGTTTGCCAACACTCCAAGTCTGTCCGATGCGACTGATTATCATATTGTATGTAAACAAACAGGTGGTGACGCTAATAACTATTACAGTGCTAAAATTTATACATCGGGTGGGTACTCACAGGGTGAGGTATCGACCAGTACGGATGCAGGTTCTAACTGGACAGACCAAACAGAGGATATGTGGTTTAAGCTATACGGGGCATTCGCCACTGACTTTAATCTTGATTTGGATATAGATTATTTATTAACTCATTATTCATTATCGTAATATGAGAGATACAGGATTAAAATCGCCAACCGCAACAGGAGATGATTGGGACCAATTTAATAATGCAGATAGAGCTTTTGTTAGTAATGATTCAAGAACTGGACCTGTTGGTAATGGTGACCCTGATTATCAAGATTATTATGATTTTGGTATAAATATACCAACTGGTTCAAATATTCTTGGTATAGAAGTATTAATTGAGGGTTTTGATGATGAGCAAGATATATCATTTCAAGCCGCACTTTCTCATGATGGAGGTGCTACATATACAGCTAATAAAAATGATTCATTCAATTCATTAACCGATGTAATAAAAACATATGGTTCACCAACTGAACTTTGGGGTAGAGTATGGTCAGCAGAAGAATTTAGTAATACTAATTTTCGAGTTAGGATAGGTCAAACGGTTTTTGGGGATGGTACGCCAATTGATCATGTGCAAGTAAGGATAACTTATGTATTACCCGATACTGAATATATAAATCCTGGCACAGTCGTTGACGATGATACTATAGGCTCTGTAGCGTGGAGTAATCCAAGCAATGCTAAATCTTCTGATGATAGCTATGCTTCTGCACTAATAGGTACATTCGCTAATGGAGCAAAAGAAAATGAAATAAAGCTAGTTAAAGCTGGCGTTATATCTGGAAACAATAAATCAACTGGGGCAAATATACCTGGTACAGAAGCTACAATTGCTTATGGTGAAGATAACGATTTGTGGGGGTTGGAATTAACTCCTGCTGATATAAATGACGAGAATTTTGGTGTTGTTTTTTCTGTAACAAATAATATAGCAAGTATTAGTCATTATTTATGGGCTGATAATTTTGGTTTTACGATACCAAGCAATGAAACTATAGGTAGTATAAAAGTTAATGTGGGAAGAAGGGTAATAAATTCTGGTGGATTTGCTTTAGTGCAGGTAGACAATGTGCAGATAAAAGTATCTTATACGGCAACTGTAACAAAAAACGACCAAACGCCTACCAGCGCAGCGGCAGGAGCATCGCCTAGAGCTTTAATCGGTAATAAAGTTAGAAATGACTGATGTAACCAAAGACGACCAAACTCCTACAAGTGTATCAAGTGGTGCATCGTCTAATGCGCTGCTCAAAAAACGATACCTGTTTATCATAGAAAATGATGCAGGTGAGCAGTTAGGCATGACTGAAAAATGGGATTTTGATTCTATTATTAGAGAAGTGAATGGCACGGCTACGGTCACTATTACTACTGACAAAACAATAGATAGCTTTAACGACACTACCACTTCGTTAAATAACTCTATAAAAATAAGAGTAGCTACAGATACAACCGGAACTGATGGATTAGATTATTTTAGCGGATATATAATGCAAAGAACGTTAGTAGTAAATAAAGGAATAGAAAAAGTGGTTATAAGATGTTTTGGTAATATAAGCAAATTGTATCAATCAATATGGAGAGACGGAACTACCATAGTCCATGATTACAGTGCAGGTGATACAGCATCTAATATCATCAAAGAGATAATAGATAATTACCGAACGCTTGACTCAAACATGAGAGTTAATTATTCAACAACCAGCGTAGAGAATAGCGGTACTACCGTTAAGGATATATTTGAAGCCGAGACGTTTGGTGATGGCTTAGACAAAGTGGCTAAACTGGCTTACACGGCAGACCGTATATGGTACTGGCGAGTCATGGGCGATGATGTGTTTACTTTCAAAAAAGCGGCTATCGGTGCAGACCATCAATTCATTATGAATAGAGATATTGTTAATATTACATTGCAGGAAGATTTAATAAATTCCGCTAATGAAATATTTACATACTATAACAATACTGATACGAGGAGGGTAAGCGACTCATCAAACATTACCAGTTATGGTTATATATCCGATTTTGGCAAAGAAGCAAATGCTGCCGATACGAATACGGCAGATGAAATAGGTAATGCTTTGCTGGTAGCCAAGACTCCACCACTGTTAAAATTCACCATAGTTATATCTGATAAATACACATCAGGTATAGAAACTATAAACCCAGGTGATACTTGCGAGATATTAAATGTACCGGAGTCTATAAGAAGTATGCTGTCAAGCAATATGTTAATTACAAAAACTATATACACTAAAGACCAAGTGGAATTGGAACTGACAATAAAGCATCCATTACTTGAGTCAGAGCTTGAGAGATTACGCAAAGAATTCCATACATCACAAACAAACAATTTGGCAAGTACAACATATACCGATGTATAAAATTTAAGTTATACTGACAATAGAGGGGTGTAATAGATAATATGCCATTACTCCCATTCGCAAATGCAGCACCGGATTTAACACCAATGGAAATAGGTGAGCCTGTTACTGGTGGCACGGCAAACTCCGTCTTATTTATAGACGCTTCCGGTAATTTAGCCGAAGACAACCCAGGCATCACTTATATTCCAGGCACAGGTCTGTCTCTTGACGATAATCTTCGTATAGCCAGTGACAGTTCCGTTATTGACTTAGGTGGCACTACTGGAGATTACACTATCGGCTGGGACGGTTCTGATGCCGTCCATACCATAACTGCAGGAGATTTTGTATTTACTGGTGGCAACGTCGGCATCGGGACGACGGAGCCGGGTAGCGCGCTTCATGTATCGGGGACAGGCGCAGATATTGCTTTAAGTTCCGGGGATACAAATGTAGTTGGAATACTGTCTGCAACTGACAGGGGAACGAGCAGGCAGGCACTTTATTTTAATCACGATGGATCTGCCTCGCTTAATGATGTATACATTGGTTCTGCCTTTGAGGTAGTAGACGGAGTTAATGCCCAAGCTCCGACGTATGAACACGCTGGCAGCGCAGTTGTAAATTCTAATTTTCTACAAATTGGGCATAGCGGCTTAGCCTACAAATATGCTGCTGCCGGGGCCGTTGGCGATGCATATACTCCGACAACCGGATTCGTCATCGACACAAACGGCAACGTCGGCATCGGGACGACGGAGCCAACGGCAACTTTAGATGTAGATGGTGCATCCAATTTAGTGGCATTAGATGTTTTGGGAACGGCAAGTGGAGGTCTTGCACTTAATGTCAGTATAGGAAGTACTGATACTGCTAAAAAAATAGCTGAATTTTCTGATAGTAGCGGACCAAAAGTAACTTTCAAAGCAGGCGGCAACGTCGGCATCGGGACGACGGCGCCTGGGGCGAAGTTACACACAAGAGGCGATTTCTATATTACTCACCCATCTGGACTGGGCGATAAGGATTGGATTAGAATGGCTTTAAATACTGAAGTTTCTGCAGGTGGAAGTTACGGTAGTTCTAACCGTATTTTATTTAAGAACCTCAGTCAAACAGGTACGATTAAATATGGTTCTATATTACATTTTGGAGGGATTGTTACTGATAACACTCCATTTTTAATGTTCTCTGCTGATACAGCAATGACAAGACCTATTGATGGAACGATGCCAACTGGATCTCATATGGTCATAGATATAAACGGCAACGTCGGCATCGGGACGACATCCCCTGACTCTAAACTTAACATTGTAGGAAGTAATTATCCTGTTATAAGAGGAACAAGAACAACCAGTGCCACAAATTTAGTTGGTGCGGCTTTAGATTTCTTAATAAAAACTACAGGAGATATGGCTGCGGGTTTTGGTGGTGGTGTAACGTCTTCTGTTCAAGATGATACAGCAGGGCCTTATTATCTCGCAGGGTTTTATGGAATTAGAGAAAATACAGATACTACAGGTTCTTTCGCCATCATGACTCGTGACGGTGCAAGTTTTACAGAAAAAGCAAGAATAAAGAGTAATGGAAAATTCGGTCTTGGAACAACAAATCCGCAAGAACCATTCCATTTAGTAACTAGCGATTCTAATATAATTGTAAAATTTGAAGGAACAGACGCCTCAACCGATTTAGTTGCAGGAGTGCCTACTGGAATAAACATTTATAATGTTAATACTGATGTAAATACTGGAACAGGAATTGATTTTAGTGGAAAAAATACAAATTCGGCCGAACATAGATACGCAAGAATATCGGCAAAGAATACCGTTAAGACTGCAGGTGCTGAAAGTGGAGAGCTGGCTTTTCTTACAAGAAACGCAGGAAGTTGGGCGGAAAGAGTGAAGATAGATAGTGCGGGTAAAGTCGGTATCGGGGAAGCAACGCCAACATCGGTTCTTCATTTGAAAGCAGGCACGGCGGCAGCAAATACAGCGCCTTTAAAGTTTACAAGCGGTACATTACTGGGAACACCTGAGGCGGGAACAATAGAATACAATAGCAATAAAATATACATAACCAATAAGTGTGTGCAAAGAGCCATAGACAGAACTTCCGATGTAGCGGTTTCAACCGTAACAGTAGCGAATACAACTGATGAAACGACTCTTTGGACAGGTTCAATAGATGCTAATTGCTTGGTTGCAGGCAATATGTTTATGTTTCATGCCGATGGAATAGTCTCAAATAACTCCTCAAACGCTACCGATGAAGTTACAGTCAGAGTGAAAGTCGGGGGAGTAACAAAAGTGACATTATCACCTGACACTAAACAATTAACGGATACTATGTGGCATATAGATGCCAATGCTACACAAAGAACGCTTGGAGAGACGGGTGAAAGAGCGATACATATTCATATGGTAATAGGAGACCCTATCACGACAGGTGATGAAACATATTCAATCGGAATAACCTCCGTAGACACTACTGAAAATATGGACGTTACCATCACGGCGGAATGGGCTAGTGCCGACGCGAATAATACGATAAGTTTATATCAGGGTTTTATGAGATATAAAAATTAAGGTATAATTAAAATTATTATTAACTGAATATATATGTCAGAAACATGGGAAAAAAGAGAAACAACGGAAGAGCAACCATTGCCTGAAACTCAATATGAGGTAAAGGATACTGTGGTTGTAAGAAGTGTGACTAAGTCACGACTGGAAGCTCAAGTTAGAGATATTGATACCCAAATTTCTAATCTCGAAAAGCAAAAAGAAGAAGCCAAAGCGGATTTGGCTAAGATTGAGGAACTGGAAGCTAAGTAGAAATAATTAGAAGCAATTAGAAGCTAAGTAATATGGATAAAAAAGAACCGACAATTAAAGACCTTAAAGCTGCGGCATTTGATATAGACATGCAAATTAAACAACTGCAGCAACGGTATAATGAGGTATTAACCGAGATAGCAAAAAGGCAGCAAGAGCCAGATAGACCAAAAGAAGTTAAGCAACCTGAAAAGCAACCTGAAAAGCAACCTGAAAAGCAACCTGAAAAGCAACCTGAAAAGCAACCCAACAAGCAAAAATAGTTCTTTACAAAGGAGAAGATTGTGACTGTATTTGTATGTAGTTGCTGCCGACGCTGGAATGATAGCCCACATAAACCTGAGCATACGTGGGCTTGTCAAAACTCTTTACCTAGAGCGGAAGATCAGATCTTCTGCATTTGTCCCACTTGTAGGAATGCCAACGTCAAAAGGCTGGAAGAGGTTACTTGTGTCAGGACTAGCAGGGGTATATAATATATGTACTTCACTACCTTTGTACCCTCTATCGCTAGAGAGAACCGAACACACACTCATGACCCTTGTTGGTCACTTTGAAATACCGTGTTCTCTCTAGCTTTTTTTATCTACAAAAAAAACATCACTCAAGGGCAAGTGTTGCCTCAAGTGATGTTTCTACACTTGCTATTCTTCTTCTACTTCTCCGACTGCTTCTTCTAGTGGGCCATCCAATACTACGTCTAGCCCTTCCTCACCGTCAACCTTCTTTGCGGTCTCCTGCAAGGCTTTTTCTAGTGCGTTCATATGTATCGCCTCCTCTCAATTTTTAATGTTCAGATGAAATCACTTGCTATTTCACCTAATATAAGTATAGCACAGATTTATCCACAAGTCAAATGCACTTTATTTCCTCTAGCCTTTTTTTATGTGAGTATGTTATACTTGTGATATGACAAACTTTACAGATAATTGGACTAGAGAAAAACAAAGGGAATATAATAAGCAATGGCGAAAGAAAAATAAGGATTACTTCAAAAAATGGAGAGAAAAAAATCCTAATTATTTTAAGGATTGGGTAGAAAAAAATAAGGATAAAATAAAAGTTTATGAAAAGAATAAAGTAGGTAACAAACAGTTTTTGGAATATAAAAGAAAATATTACTGGAGTAATAAAAAAACAAGAATAAAAGCCAGAGCTAGGGCTAGTATTAGAAACCAAGTAACTGCTAGAAGAATAAAGAAAGAGCCATGTGAAAAGTGTGGAAACATAGATTCAGAAGCACATCATGAAGATTATAGTAAGGCCTTAGAAGTTAACTGGTTATGCAAGGAGTGTCACAAAAAATTACATGCTAAAATAAAACCATCAATTTATAGATAAATATGTTATAATAAACCCATGTCAACACGTCCCGTAAATAAGAAATACCCAGTCACACTTGGCTTTAACGCTAGGTATCCTTGGAGCTGGAAGTATCGCTGGAACTCACCACTAAGATTCCTAGCAGGAGTTAAACATAAAGGTACAGATTTTGGTTGTCCTATAGGAACACAAGTAAGAGCACCAATCAATTTAATAATTCTCTCTACTTGTAAAGACGCAAATGACACTTACGGCAGACACATCTGGGCTAAGTCAGAGGACGGCAGTGTTAAACTATTATTCGCACACTTAGATGTAATAGCCAAAGCATCACGCAGGGGTAAGCACTGGCATGAGTCTGAGGTGTTCTGCTGGTCAGGAGATACTGGATGGTACACCAGTGGACCACACTTACACAAAGGCGCACAAAGAAAACTACATGGTAAATGGATGTGGATAGACCCTCTTGAAATCTATGGGAAATAAATACACTATCGATTGGTGGTTTAATAATGTTTTTATAAGAATAGTATTACCTATTGTTTTAACCGGTCTAATAACATGGGTGACTAACATAAATGTAAAATTGCATGAACTGGAAATAGCCGTAGTTCAGAATAAAGCAAAAATAGAAGCGATAGACTCTATAAATGAACGAGTAATAAGTATTGACAATTTTCTACGAAACGGGAGGTGAACCATATGGACTACAAAACACTGGCAAAACAATTCGGACTGGAAGTGGCAAGAGTATGTGTGCTAGCTGTTATTCCCGTAATCTTGGCATATCTTGAAATCATATCTCCTGAAATAGCCGCTCTTATAACAGTAGCCCTGAAAGGAGTGGATAAAGCTGGGTATAAATCGGGTACAAAAGTTAAATTGCCTTTCTAATAATTGTGGTATAATTAAACTCTATTCCTTTAAGTCTAAAATGGCTGATAGTTGTCGTGATAACTCTAATATTCGCCCACCCTACACCGGTAACGGCTATATCAGAACATACGGATAGACTAGCAAGCTCACTTGTGGGATATTCCAGTCCAATAACAATAGAAGGTAATTGGCCTGAACCAAAACCGGCTCCGTCTACAGGACGGGGCTGTGTGCGTTATTTAAGACAAAAAGGTATCCCAGTACCACCTAACCCGTTAATCGCTTCCAAATATTTACCCGTGGACTCTACGGAGCTTCCACCGGAGGGTGTGCCTGTAATAATCGTATCGTATATATCACCTCTCGGTCATGTATCATGGGGCCAGAATATAGGAGGACGGTTAGTTAATATTTATGACTCGGCAGGAATGACTGAAGTGCCGTTAAGTGTGTATAAGGGGTACGTTAAAGTTTAGTTATCAACTCTTCCCAATATTCAATAGTATCCTTGATAGTCTTAACACTATCTCGTATCAATTCATCTCTCCACTTGTCACCAAGCATTTGTTGTAATTGTAATGTCATTACCTCGGCCTTACCACCACAATGCCATAGATAATGACACTTTCTGCATATAGGTATTAAATTACGCTCATCACATCGTAGATAATTACTTTGTGATTGACGTATAAAATGATGCGCCGTTACTGCCATATTATTACATAATATACAGCGCGGATGTTGCTTTAGTTTTTTTTCAGTAGCCAGTTCAACAGCTTTCTCTTTTAACTTTTGTTTCTTGCTCTTAGTTTTCATTTCTCTGTGTTTACTGCTCATGTCTTATTATAAAAACTTTTAACAAAATATCGTATATTACTTATCCCCTTTTCATGCATATAACTAGAGATTGTTTCCGCTTTATATGGGTTGGTTTTTATTGCACGAAGTAATATTGTATTAAAGGGTATACCTATTTTATCACATAATCTTTTAGCATCATAAGCAAGTCTATGCGGGGGCGGTTTAGTGAGTTTAGAGCTAAACTTATTAACATTGAAATCCGGTTTATAATACATTTCTAACATTTTATTTGTTGGGTGGGTTAGCCTTTAATAACCGCCAGTGGTTTTAATTTTGTTATGACTTTCACTAAATCTGTTTGGTTAGCCATTACTGTATCAATATTCTTATATGCACCTGGGGCTTCGTCTAAGTCATTTTGACCTCTTGGTTTCCCTATGGTATCTCCCATCTTAGCTTGTTCGTCTTCAAGATTTAATTCCCTTATAGCTTGTTTGCGTCCCATCTTACGACCTGCCCCATGAGAACAAGACTTGAAGCTCTCCCTATTACCTAGTCCTTCTACGATATAGCTTGCTGCCCCCATTGAGCCTGGAATGATACCGATCTCTCCATCTTTTGCCGATGTCGCTCCTTTACGATGTATGAATACATTTCTACCAAAATGATTTTCCAGTGAAGCGTAATTGTGAGCGATATTTAACATGTCATCAAATCTACAATCAGTGTGATGTGCGAATAATTGTTTAATCCTATCCATCATTAACTTACGATTAGCCAACGCAAAATCAACACAATAATTCATTTCGTTCATATATGCTTGCCCCTCCTCTGTATCTACTCGCAAAAATGCCAACTCCCATTCCTTAGGTACTTGTGAATAATATCTTTCGTTCATTTCAATAGCTAATTTATTGTAATGATTGGCTACCTGTAATCCGATATTACGGCTTCCGCTATGTATCATTATCCAAATATATCCATCATCACCTTTCTGTATTTCAATGAAGTGATTACCACCACCGAGTGTGCCGAGAGATTTTAGAGCATTTTCAAATTCTTGTGCTACTATTGGATATTTTTTACTATTTATCCAAGGCTCTTCTTCTGGGCAATCTTTTTCTCTTTCTGGCAACAAAAAACAATCTTGATTATCTCTATGTTTACTAAATCCAACTGGCACTACTTTTCTAATCTCTCCCATTATCTTTTTAAGAGTATCAGTATCTATTTCAGTTAAAGAAGTCCTTATGGCACACATACCACATCCAATATCAACCCCAACAGCATTTGGTACTATTATATCCCTCGTAGCCAACACTCCACCAATGGGCATACCATAACCCATGTGACTATCAGGCATTATTGCTATGTGCCTAAAGACAAAGGGAAGGTTAGCAAGGTTTTTAGCTTGGTCTAATGCATTTTCATCTATGTCATCTAACCACATTTTAATCGGCTTTTTTTCTGTTAAGATTATGTTCATTTTTTTATTATATCTCGATTAGTAAGTTTAGTTATGCACAGATTATAATCCTTGTTTGTCTTCAATATAATGTCCTGCAAGATTAGTTTCTCTCGGCCCCCAAATCAAAGACATGTTAATCTCTTCTAAGAATTCATTAATTTCTTCTTTTAATCGTAATACCCACCCTCTATCATTTATTTTTTTACCAACCTTTTTACCATATACCCACGCTATATTATTTTTACTATCAGTTCTTATTTCTACTTCTTTTATACCCTTCCAAGCACACCAACGCAGTGCTTCTTTTACCGCGATTAGTTCAGCGATATTATTAGAACCGCCAAAATTTTCTTCTTCTATTATCACTTTGCCGTTTTTTCTAGTAACGACTGATACCATTCTACGTTTTGAAATGTCACGTTGAGAATTGCCAGAGCAACCTCCGTCTACATACAAAACAATTTTTTCATTCATAACTCTTCTACTAGTTAAGTTAGCTAATACTCTGGGCAATAGCCATATCTGGGCAATAGCCATAGGGGGATTACTTGTCCTATGGGTAAGGGCTATGTCTGATAAGTAATAGTTGTTGTATCTCAACATCTTATTGTAACTCTACGACCTCCTCTTGTTATCGAGTTGCTTGCCTAAGGATTTTACGTGCCGAGTTACTTTACAGCGAAGGCACGACGGACTGTTTACCGTAGGCATCCTTTGGTATAAAAGCCTCCCGTCTAATCCGTACGGGAACGACGTCAGGATGTCTCTCTAGCGTAAGCGAGTTATCTGTTTAGTTAAATAATAGATAACAGGGCTAAATTTAACGTCGAGCCTAGAGCCTGAACAGGTTTGTCCCCCGACGTAAGATTTCTCTTATATAACGAAAAACTCACGCCCACTAGATACGTGGATGTGAGCATGAGTTTCCCGAAACGATATATTGTAAATTTCACGTATCATAACTATATGATACTTATGAATAAAATAAATGCAAGAGTATTTTTCTTCTGCCAGTCTTCTACCAGTAATTATCAATGACAGGTTCCGCCACATTGATAATTATTGGTAAAAGAATATTTACATTATACATTGTGGATAAGTCGAGTGCAAAATAATAATAGTTGGTATACATTGATTGTATGAGTTACGAAGACCCGAATGAATGGGACGAAAACAGAGAAGAAGAGGAGTGGACTAAGTATTGTCACTCTTGTAAACAAGAAAAGAGATTAGACCAATTTTACAAATGCACAAGTAGGAGATTTGGTAGACAAACACAATGTAAAGAATGTCAGTATAACAACAATCAACATTGGTATAATAAGAATAAAATACACAAAGTTAATTAATAATTAATTTAACAATAAATCATGAACAAACCAATTAAAGCAAAAGGGAAAATAATAAAACACGAAAAAAACGAAGTAGACACCTTACTTACCTTAGCAATAGTAGAAAAGGTGCCAGTTGAGACACTTGAAAAACTAATCGCTTTACAAAAAGATGTTAAAGCCGAACTCGCAAGAGACGAGTTTAATAAGGCAATGTCGAAATTTCAGGGTGAGTGTCCAGTAATAGAAAAAGCTAAACAAGCTATGGACGGCTCAAAACTCCTATATAAATATGCAGGACTCGATACTATCGTTGGTCAGGTTAGAAAATATCTAACCAATAACGGCTTGAGCTACACAATGGACGTTAAGGCTAAAAAGGAAAGTGTCAAAGTTACTTGTACCGCAAAGCATGTAGCAGGGCATACAGAGCAATCTTCTTTTGAAATACCGCTTGCTAATAAGACAGGTATTATGTCGGCACCTCAACAGGTAGCAGCAACCGCAACATTCGCCAAGCGTTATGCCTTTTGTGATGTATTCGGGATTATGACAGGTAGTGAGGATAAAGAGGAAATGCTACAAGACCCTAAAAGCTTCCAAAAAGATACTATTAAGGAGGCAAAAGCTAGATTAAAGAGAACCAAAAATATCAAAGAGTTATTGTCGGCTTGGTCAGATTTGCCAGCATCGGCAAAGAAGGAACCTAAAATCGTTGAATTTAAGGACGAAATAAAAGATGGCTTTGATAATCAGAACGCTAAAAATGAAGAAGTTGAAGGGCGGCGATTAACCGAGGCAGAAAAGAAAGAGATTATTAAAAAGGAAATGGAGGACAAATAATATGACAAAAATTAAGGTAGGAAAAAAATATACATATAAGTTAGGTGACGATAGTCCAGTAAAAGTAAAAGTTCTTGATATTACAGAAACGAGTGATGGCAAAATAAGTATAAAATATAGGTATGGATTTCTTGGGCCAGTATTTACTGATAGTGTTAAACAATTTGAATATTTTATTAATCCACAAAGAATTATCATTAAACATCACAAAGAGATATGAACACACAAATTTTTGAAGATGAACGTGAATGGCAAAATGCTCGTATCGGTAAAATTACTGGTACTAAAGTAAAGGGGCTACTTAGTAAATCGGCAATAACTAAGGATAAAATAATTACAGAGCTTAACGCATTAAAGCTTCCATATAAGAAAAGCGCATCAAAAGGATTACTGGAAGCTATGCTACCAGAAGAATCTTTAATGAGGATAAAAATGCAAGCTCCTAAAAAGATGGGCTATTATGACTTAATAGCAGAAAAACTAATCGAAGATGATGGTATTGATTTAGGACCGATGGACAGAGGTACATATCTTGAAACCGATGCATTAGAATTGTTTAGGAAGGAAACGGGTAAAAATGTAGACGATAGAAAAATATTATGGAGTCGGGAAGATGACCCAAATATTGCCTGTTCACCTGACGGGGTAATAGGAAAAACCGAAGCAGTTGAAGTAAAATGTTTGTCGGCTGGTAGGCATGTTGAGGCTATGCTTACAGGTAAAATCCCAAGTGAATATATGGAGCAAGCAATACAATATTTTGTTGTTAACGACAAATTAAAGAAATTATATTTTGTATTTTTTGACCCACGTTTAATAGTAAAACAATTTTTCTTTCATATTATTGAAAGAGCGTATGTACAAAAAGAAGTAATTGAATACTTAGAGATACAGAAAGAGGTTTTGAAGGAAATTGATTTAGTTGTAGCCGAGCTAACTGATTTCTAGTATGAACAAAACGTATCATGCAATTATCCTTTTATGCCACCATGCTGCGGAATCATGGGCATAAGGTCGATAAGGTAATTGTGTGGAATTACACGGATAAGTGGACTAAACATAAAAGTAAAGTATTAAATCTTAAATAAAATATTATGGACAATTATAGAGAATTATTCGTATGGGCAGGAGTGATATTGCTAGTAGTCTTGTTAATTGTTATGGGAATGTGGGGATTTCCTAAGTATGGAATTTACAGTAAGGAGATGAGAGGTAAAGCAAGGTTAAAAGAAGCAGAATGGACAAAAAGAGTACAAATAGAAGAAAAGAAAGCTGAACTCGAAGCTGTTGAATATGAAAAGAAGACAACAGTGAAAAGAGCGGAAGCTACTAATCTAAAAATCATAGAAGAGGCTAAGGGTTTCGCGGAGGCTGAAATCACTAGGGCTGGAGGAGTGGCTAAAGCAAACAGTGTAATAGGTAATAGCTTAAAAGGAAATGAAGCATATTTACGCTATCTGTTTATTCAAGGTCTACATGATGGTTCTAGCGAAATTATTTATGTGCCGACTGAAGCTAACCTACCTATTCTTGAGGCAGCTAGGTTCAGGGAGTAAGTATCAGAGTATTAAATCTTAACTAAATCTTAAATAAAATATTATGGACGCAAATGTAATTTTAAACGAAATGTCATCAAGTAACTTTCTAAAAGGAAAGGATATTGGTGAGGGCAAACAAATGAAAGTAATTATTAGCGCGGTGAAGTTAGCCGAACAAGAACGTGACGGTAAAAGAGTAAAACAATTTGTATTGAGCTTTAACGGAAGCGAGAAGGTGTTGGGCTTAAATGTCGGTAATACCGAGGTAGTAATAAAAAATCTTGGTAGCGAAACTGATAGCTGGGTTGGTAAAGAACTAATTCTTTACACGGAAAAAACACAAATGCCATCAGGTGAACCGGCATTGGGAGTAAGAATAAGACCGGAATATAAGGACGAGGATATACAGGAACTTGCCGGCAATGAGGAACAAGTAGACGTAGAGAATTTACCGGATCTGTAATGGACGTTAATAAATAAACTTAAAATCATTATGAACGACTTAAAAATAAAAGAGCAATTAGACAAGTTGGAGAAAGTACCACCAAAAATGATAAAAACAGCCAAAAGAATAATAAAACAATATCCTTATATTAGCTCCATAGCTGTTGCCGTTGTTATTTATCAGTTAATTAAAGATAATGAATAAGCTAAATCTAACCAAAATAGCAGGAGGAGCAGGTATAATTGTATTACTGACTAAATATTTTAGACGAGTAGTAGATGTTATTGCGCTAACTTTATTGGTCTATGCAGTTACTTCGTTATTATCCCCATATTCGAATATAGCTGAATATCTGAAAGAAAATATATCTATAATTGTAATCGGTATAGTGAGTGCAACGTTCTTGATGGCTTCTTTAATCGGTAAAAAAAAAATAAACGGACGTATGCTATTATCTAATGACGACCATGTAATTTTGTTTGTAGCGATAATGGTTATGTTTACTGTGTGGATGGTTTTGTTATCGAGAGTACCTACTCCATGTGTGGAAGGCTCGCTTGGACAAATTAGCATTGATAATAATACGACAAAAAAAGTGCGTGTCGTGAATATAAAAGATAACACTGCGGTATACAATGTGTCTTATCCAGCAAATGAAGGCCAACAAGGTATAAAGGAAACAAATATTAAAAACATAACTTGTTACAAATAATGGACGCTCGGCAAGCAATTAAATTATCTCGCTCGCAACAAAATGCGCTACATGAGTATTTTCAAGAGCTTGCTGACGAGCTAAACGCACAAGGAATAACTCAAAGGGCTTTGTTAGAAATGCTAGAATGGATTGAGGTGCCTAACAGTAAAGAGTCAATCAAAGCTCTTTGGGTGTGCATACAGGAAGCACAGTTGGGTAAAAAGAGAACCAGAAATTTGTATGTGCATGAAGTAGGTCAGGTATACGATACATTTAATAAAGCTGTGGGGCAGGAATGTAAGATACATATACCGTTCCCATCATTAACAAAAAGATTATGAGATACTATCCACCATTAAACCAAACACTAGCTGCTAAAAGGTTAGGCGTAACAAGGCTGACTGTCAGGAGAATGCTTGATGATGGCAGACTGGATGCAGTTAAAAAAGAAGGTAATTATCGCGGTTCATGGGAAATAAGCGGCGAGAGTGTAGAGAGGTTAAGAATTAAGATGAAGAGAATTAAAAGGAAAAGCCTGTGACACTAAACACAATCATAACATCAAGCATAGTGGGTATAGCGTTAGGGGTAATAATAGGTTTAGCACTTTAATAAACTTATGAACAAAATATTATACAAATCACTACCGACAAACAAAGCTCCTCATGGTCACAAATTCCGTCTTAACAAGTGGTATAAAACAAAAGGAGAGTTAAAGATGTGTTGCAACGGATTTCATGCTTCTGAAAATATTGTAGATGCTATGGGACATGTAGATGCCGGCTGGATAGCAAAGGTTGAAGTAAGAGGTGAATCAATTATAGAAGATAGTAAGCAATGCTGGTCTGAAATGAGAATAGTCAAGTTGAAAAAGTGGACTAAAAAAGATTCCATGGCATTTGCTATTTATGCCGCTGAACTTGTAATAGATATTTTTGAAAAAGAATATCCTGAAGATAAAAGACCGAGAGAAGCTATAGAGGCTGCTAGAAAAGTATTAGAAAAAGACACCAAGAAAAACAGGGATGCTGCTGCGATTGCTTGGATTGCTGTTAGGGATGCTAGGATTGCTGTTAGGGATCCTGCTAGGATTGCTGCTAGGATTGCTGTTGAGATTGCTTGGGATGCTGCTAGGGAGGTTGGGGTTGCTAGGGAGGTTGGGGTTGCTGCTTGGATTGCTGTTGAGATTGCTTGGATTGCTAGGATTGTTGCTGATATTGCTCGGGATGCTGGAGATAAAGTAATAAAAAAGTGTCATAACTTTGCTATTAAAAGAGTTAAGTTGTGAGGAGAAGTAATAATAAGTTTAATTTAATCTTAAATAATAAAATAATGACTAAAACAATCACAGTAGATGGAGTTGAGTATGCTCCAATAAATACTCAAGCTAAGAAACTAAACGACATGAAGTATGTTATTGTCAGGACTTACTCGGCTGGAGTATTCGCCGGCTATCTTAAAAGCAAAAAAGGTAAAGAAGTTGTCTTGAATAAAGCTAGACGTTTATGGTACTGGTCTGGTGCTGCTTCATTGTCTCAACTATCAACAGATGGAGTAAGCAAACCTAAAAATTGCAAGTTCCCAGTTGAAGTAGATGAAATTAAATTGACAGAAGCGATTGAAATAATCTCTTGTACCGAAAAAGCTCGTAAGTCAATAAAAAAAGTAAAAGTATGGGAAGAATAATAACAGTTGGAATGAGGGGTTCCGGAGATGGCTCAGGCTTCAGCTCCGGAGATGGCTCAGGCTTCAGCTTCGGCGATGGCTCAGGCTCCAGCTTCGGAGATGGATATGGCGATGGCTCCGGAGATGGCCCCAGCTCCGTCGATGGCTCAGGATATGGCGGTGGAGATGGCACAAGCTCCGTCAATTGCTCAGGATATGGCGGTGGTTCAGGCAATGGTCATGGCTCAGGAGATGGCTCAGGAGATGGCTGATAGAAGTAATAATAGGTTTAATTTAAAAAAATAATTAACAACCAATCATGAAAATATATAAATCACAAGAAGAAGTAGAAAAAGACATTAAAGATGGATAGAGCTGCTAAAAGATAAGGGGTATAAGATTGTTAAAGATAATTAACCAATAACTAAAGAGATATGAAAGAGAAAAAACAATCTAAAAAAAATGTACTTAAATTCAAAGAAGGTATGGTTGGAGTAGAGACACCACCCACGCATGTCTGTCCAGTGTGCAAAACTACAGCATCTATTCCTGCATTAAATATATCAATCGCAGGATATGAAGGGGATTACTGTATGACTTGTTGGGCTAAACATATTGCTGAAAATGTTCCTAAGCTAGAGGAAATAACTGAAAGAGAAGGTAACTAAAGAGATATGACTGCTTCTCAATTCATTTCTAAAGCGATTGAGGGAGGGTGGGAAATGGGGGGAATGACAATAGATGAAATTCTTATAAATCCATTGCATATACCCCTAATAATTATTGACCCCAAAGCATGGCAAGCGGTGGGTAAGGTTGAGGGGTGGATTACTAGCTGTCAGAATGTCTTAGATGACCAAAGAATTGTCGGTGATGCATGGAGAGTAAATATGCTCTTAATGATAGACGCACTAGCCGAGGGAAAGTCGATAGAAGATTTTATTAAGACGCTTTAACTAAAGAGATATGAAAACACAACAAGTGGTTAATATATTCTGTAAAGATTGCGGTAAAGATTTAAGTGATACAGACGCTAACTATGCAAAATATAAGTTTGGTTATCATTGTTGCATGGATTGCAGCCCAATAAACAAATATAATAAAAACGATATAGGGGAGAAAATAAATACTAAGGAGCAACAAGATTTTTTAGATAATAATTCGATAGAAGATATATTGTTTTAATAAGAGCTTAATCATTTTGTATTTGATGTCAGTAAGGCTAAGAATATGTTGGGCTTTGAAGCTGGATATACATTTGAAAGAGGTTTAAAAGATATGTTCGAAACTGTGGATAAATAGAGTTGACGTGTATACAATGATTGTATAGTATAAGAGTATCAGTAACAGAAAGTACATCGACAACTGAGTAAACAATCACACACAAGCTCATAACTTGCTCCAGTTATCCGGAAAAACCGGATAACTTGTTCTTAATAAGATAATTATTATTAGAAGCAATTAGAAGTGATCAAACCTAACTAACAACTAAAAGAGAGAAAACCTTATGTATAAAGAACTTACAAAGCAAGTAACGGCGGTCGAATTTGACCAATACTTGCAAGTACAATTTTCAGGGACAACAAACATGTTTGATATTAACATGGTTGAACAATTAAGCGGATTAGACAGGGATACAATTAAGTCAATCATGGCTAACTATGATGACCTAAAAGAAGTTTATAGTGATGACTATGACGGCTACATTAAACCTAACTAACCTTATGGCAATAGCAGATTTTAACAAACCAAGAAAACCACAATGTGCAAGATGTGGAATAGAAGACGGAGACCATCAACATGATGGAAAAGACTTATGTACTGAGTGCTACAGGGAGTTAAAGAAAAAAGAATTTGATAAACAACCACTCAAGCCTAACTAACCACTAAAGATAATCTTATTTTATAAACAGTTTGTAGCAACAGACTGTTTTTGGTATAATAACAATGTTGAAACAGAAAATAACAATATCTATAGATGATGGTTCGGAGCTTGATTGGCGAGTAGCTGGGTTATTAAGATTGTATGGGCTAAAAGCGACCTTTTACTGGTCGCCGTATAATCCTAAACATGAAGTCATGCCGGAGGTTGCTATGAGGGAATTTATAAAAGCATATCCTGAAATGGAAATTGGGCAACATACATATAATCATCAAATACTGACAGAGATAACTGAATGGCAAAAAGAAATAGATTATGGTTATGATTGGCATGTTAGAGCATTTAATAAGCGTCCTAAAATGTTTTGTTATCCGAGAGGTTATACAAGCAAAGAAATAGTTAAGTATTTAAAAACAAAATATATTGGAGCAAGGTGTGTAACGGCTATGTCAGAATTTAAAGAGTACGGAATAGGCACTACACATTTATATAATGGTGAGTGGGTAAACCGAGGCGGCCCAAATCATTATTTTATTCATAGTTGGGAAATAGATAAGTTTAATGATTGGAATAAGTTTGAGGATAAACTAAAAACAATTAAAGAGTCAGTGACTAACAGTGAGTATGTCGATCTGTATTTTAAATGATAGCTCCGGTCAAATAGGAGGAGGATGGACTTTTCTAAGAAACTTTAAAGTCGGCCTAAAGGATATAATTGTCGATAATCCAGAAGACGCTGACGTATTGTTTATTCCCTCTGCATCAATGGTAAAACGAGATACGGTTATGTCGTGGGTTAGGGATAAGAAGATAGTTTTGAGATGTGATAACTATCTAAAACACTCAAGAAATCGCCGTACAGGTATGTCTCGTATGCTGGATTACGCCAAAGTAGCAGATGTGGTAGTTTATCAGTCACAATGGGCAAAGTCGTTCCTAGAGCTATACAATCATTCTGATGGGAAATCAACGGTTATACCAAACGGTTCAGAAAGGATGGTAGTAGAACCATACGAATATGATGGCAGAAAAAGATATTTATATGTCGCTGCCAACAGCGATGAAAGTAAGGGTTGGGTAATGGCACAACAAAAGTTTATGGAGATACACCGTAAAGAAAAGGCGGAGCTATGGATAGTTGGTAGTTTCAATTCTAAACTAGTTGAGTATGGCTTTGATTTCTTTAATGATGAGAAGATAAACTATTTTGGAACAGTAGACTATAAAGAGATGGCTAAGATATATACTAGCTGTGATGCATTTTTATATAGTTATTTTTGTGACGTTTGCCCGAATGCTCTAAACGAAGCTTTGATTTATGGGTTAGATATAGTCGATTGTTATGGGATGCTGGAAACTGGGGGAGCACCCGAACTGTGCAAAACTGGCGGTAGGACATCCGAGCAAATGTGTTATGATTACAGGGAGTTAATAAAGGGGTTATGAGTAAATACCTAACCAACAACTATCTTGGTATAATGTCTAGAGATGCATTAAGAGTATTTAGATATATAATAGAAAATAAAAAAGCTACCATAGTGGAGATGGAAAAAATAGTATTTGGTAAGAAAGAAGGTAGACATTTGTCTGGTATATTATCTTCATTTAGTAAAAAAGATGGAGAGCCGTTAATAATACCAGCGGGTTACACTAAAGCAACGAATAGAACAAGAGTAAAGTTATGGATACTAAATCCGAAGTTCAAAAAATCATTTTGGAATAAGTTAAATAAAGAATTGGATAATTATAAGCTTGAATTAAACGAATATGTCTAAATATCGAGAAGAATTAGAAGATTGGTTAAGTACCATAAAAGTTAAAGGGTCGACATTAGATGTTGGTGGAGCGCAATTACCGGTTAGAGATAGAGTAAAAAGCTGGGATGTTGATAATTATAAAATAATGGACAATGAAAATCATGATTTAATGGCTGACGAATACAGTAATATGGCAATAGACAGTCAAATAATATGGCAAAAAAAGTATGATAATGTGTTTTGTTTGGAAACGGTAATGTACACAACAGATCCCGTGCTGGCTATATTGAATTTATGCAAGGCTACAAAAGAAAATTTATATATTTCTAATCCACTTGAAGGTTATCCCGAAACTAAACCAGCTAATACAGATATGCATCGGCTATTCCCTAATTGGTGGAAGTATTGGCTGATTGAAATGGGAATGATGATAAAAGAGATGAAGATAATTGAACCTATCCAAAAAACATGGACAATAGCTGCGGTACAAAATGAAGGTTATAAGGTTTATCGCCCCCACGCTTCGGGGCTTTTAATACATGCAATAAAATGAAAATACTAATTTTAGATGACAAACAAGGCACGGCTATAGATATATTGGCTAACTTTATTAAGCGTCATAACTCTCAACATGAAATTGACATTATGCCATTTCATCCGAAACGTCCCGATGAGGATACGGTTAGTTTTTTGAGAGAACACTGGAAAGATTATGATTTAATTCATTGGATGTATTGGCGGTCATGGGAAAAAGCACATGAGTTAATACCTGAAATAGATAATGCCGTATCGGTGCTATCACATTTCAATCCGTATGATGTAGATAAGTATGAGTGGAATAATTATCATAATATAAATGTTATATGCTTAGAAAGCCAGCGTGAGTCAGTGCCTTATGCCGAGATTGTTAGATTGTCGGTAGACGAGAATTTGTGGATATATGAACCTAATAATAGTAGTAGTTTAGGCGTTTGCGCTAATAGGATTGAATCAAGTAAGGGTATAAAAGAAGTAGCTGAAGTAGCTGATGAGCTTGGACGTGACTTTCATGTCATGGGGAGAGTGTCTAAGCCAGATTACTGGCAAGAAGTGTTAAAACATAAGTCCGTAAAGTCTCACCTTGATGTATCTTTTGACCGAATGCCTGACATATATCATAAAATGGGTATATATGTTTGTAATTCACAGGATAATTTTGAGACCGGCCCGATGCCACCTATAGAGGCGATGCTATCCGGTGTACCTGTAGTCAGTAGAAAAGTCGGCACTATAGGAGAAGTGTTTAGTGATAAGGAAGTATTGTTTTATGACACTAAAGACGATATGAAAAAAGCTATTAAGAAGCTTGATGACAATGAGTTTAGAAAAACATTAACGCAAAATGCATGGAACGAAGCTAAGAGTTACAATTCATATCGTTTTGCTAGAGAGTATAACGAGATATATCATCGAACCTTATATCCTAATAGTCCGTTAGTATCCATAATTATACCGACTATTCCAGACCGATTGGAAAATATACAGAAGATAAAAGAGAGTATCGTCAATCAGAATTACAAGAATGTTGAGATAATAATCGAGGTGGACAATGAAGATGGTTATAATCTGGCTAAGTCAAGGAATAAAGCTATTGTAAAATCACATGGACAGTATCTGTTATTTTTAGATGACAGGTTAAGACTAAAAGATGAAGCTATAAATAAGTTTGTAGACCAGCACGAAAATAAAGAGAAGTTATTTTTGTGGGGTAATAAAGGAGCAGGACGTAGGCGTTTTATAGAAAACTTTAGTTTCTGTCGCAGGCAAGATTTAATAAATGCAGGGATGTTTAATGAAAGAATTGATTGTTACGGCGGTATGAGCCAAGAGATAAGAACAAGACTTGAACGACAAGATTGGGAATTTGGGTTTTGTGAAGCGGAAGCCGAAGAGGTACAAAGCAGCAAGTCCAAATGGAATAGAAAATCTGATATAATAAAAGCTAAGAACATTATTTATTCATTGGGGTTATGATAAATTTAAGAAAATATCAGGAACGAGGGAAGCATTGTTTTATACAAAGATTGAGATGTGCTGATAGATGCTTGAAAATATTTGATGCATATCCGTTAAAGAATTTTAAAGGCTTGGATAGGTTTTATTGGGGCGACCATCCAAAAGACGGCAATCCTCGTAAGAACTCACTACTAACAGAAGCAACCAAGATACAAAACTATGCATGGTGGCATGGGCTTGCGCCAAGAGTTTATGAAATAAAGAAAATAGTTGATGCAGGCAGAAAGTATTGGGCGCAAGAGCAAGAGTATATCGAGGGAAACACTAACCCAGTGGAAACACAAAATACTTATGAGAAGGTAAAGCAGTTAGGTAATACATACGGTTATGAGAATGCTAAGGACGATGTATCTATGTATGATGTAAGAGATAATAAACTGCTGGACTATAACACATTCTTTTTTTCTAAAAACCACAAGGAAAAGATAATTGATTTATACAGAGATAAGGGCCGGTATGGTAAAATTTACTATCATAAAATACCTGAACTTGGATTGAATAAAGGACCGAGAGACAATGACCAGCGAGTAAAAGAAATGAAGCTGAAAGATATAGACTTTAAGAAAAAATCAGTTATTGATGTAGGTTGTGCAGGTGGTTACTTTTTGCGGTACGCAAAAGATAATGGGGCTAAAGAAGTGCTTGGCGTTGATACTCCCGATACCGTAGAGGCTGCTTTTATAGCCAATAATGAATTAGGCTATTGGGATATTGATTATAGAAATAGAGATTTGACACAGCCTTATACTGCTGATGATAAGGTATTCGATATTGCTTTCTTTTTGAGCATGAATTTTCACGTTCCTATACCTGACGTTGTTAAAAAGGCTAAGACAGTTATCTACGAGGACAATTCAAAAGACTCGCGGCATAAAGAACAGATACAAGATGAGTGGAAACAGTGGTTTAAGAACATTAAGTTTATCGGTTTTAGCACTGATCACGACAAAGAGGGTAAGGCGGTTTATCATTGTTACAAATAAAAATGCGTTTAGATATAGGTTGTGGGCCCCAAACAGCAAAAGGATACGAAGGATTGGATAAACAAGATTTCGGTCAGAAATATGTCATTGATTTAGATAAAGAAAGTATACCATTAGAGAATGAGTCAGTTGACGCCATTAGGTCAATGCATTTTTTGGAACACACGTATAATACAAAAATGGTAATGAGTGAGATGTTAAGAGTGTTAAAAAAAGGTAGTAAAATCGAGTTGGTAGTCCCTGGACCAACGAATCTTGGGTATCGAGATATAGACCATGTCAAGTATTTTAATGAGGGAACTTTTAAATGTTTACATAAAACATTTTGTATTGAGCTGAAAGAATGTGTAACAAATAGTAGAGGTGACATTTACGCGTTAATAAAAAAGATGTCATGAGTAAAGAAATGTGGAAACCATTAAGAATATGGAATTATCCATGGCATACTTCACATCAATTTTCGTTAATGTCAAGTATACCATATAGTGAATGGTATCTGTATGAACCACCATATAGACGATGGGGATATGAAGCCAGACCATTACCGGCCAATGCAAGATTTGTAGGTTTTTATGATAAAGGTAAATACGATTTAGCCATACTTCATGTAGACGGAGAGTGTGCAGACCCAGAAAATCGCAAGGGAGACATGTACCGTAAAGCTAACAAGCTGATACAAGACATACCAAAAATAGTAATCAATCACGGAACGCCTTATTTGCCGGAGGTATTTGGCAAATACTTTAAGCACTTGCAGGACGAAAAAACAGTGTTCAATGAGAGTGTACGAATGTGTAAAAATAAAATGAAGGTGTTAATAGGCGATAATCCAATGGTGGTTAATTCGAAGAAGGCAGCGAAGGATTGGGGATTTGGTACACCTATAATCCATGGCATGTATGGAAACCCTGAGGAGGAGTATTGGGACTTGAAAAAAGAAAATAATGTGGTGTTTATAGTGTCAGTATCAGGTTGGCCATATTACTACAACAGGCGAGTAATGGAAGATATACGAACACGATTACACGATAGTGGTATAAAAATAAGACAGATGCGAGTAGATATAACACCGAGAAGCTTTGACGAGTACAGAACAGAGCTTGGTAAAACTTTAATTGGTGTATTCCCGTTCAGAGAAAGCCCTATGCCACGTTCACGAACAGAGTTAATGTTATCCGGTGGGTGCGTTGTTACAACAAAAACGCATGATATAGGAGATATGTTTAATGGACTAGAGTTTAAAAAGACACATGACGGTAAGTTTATAAAAGACGAAACTGGGCAGATTATACCAAATACCAAGCCTGATGAGGCAGAGGTGGTATGGTGTGATTTGGATAACGCTATAGACGGGGCAGTAAAAGTACAATGGCTATATGCAAACCCTGACATAGCTATGAAAATCGGGCAGAATGGTAAAAAGAAAGCACAAGAATTATTTAGCTATGAGAGGTATAGGAATGATTGGTATAATTTACTAAAGAAGGAGAATGTTTTATGAACGAATGGCAGAAAAAGATAATGGAATATAAAATTCCTCTATGGTGGGTGCTGGGGGTAGTAATATTATACTTTGCTTTTAAGGGGTTTATTGTGTCGATATGAAAACAGGATTTATTCTTTTTCGTGATTATCATAATAGGCAGCAGATTGGCTCATCTCGAATACGAGGTGACTGGGTGTTGAAATACTGGAAAGATGCGGAGCTATACCGTGAGGGAGAACAATATGACATAGAAATCTACCAAAAAGTATATTGGAACGGACACATGAAAGCATCGCCAGCTATTAAGATACTTGATATATGCGTAGCTAAAGATACTTTAATAATGACAAGTATTGGCTGGAAAAGGGCGGATGAAATAGAGCCAGGAATGGAAGTATTAACGCATAACAACCAATATAAGAACGTTAAGAAGGTGTATACGCGGATAGGAGAAACTAAAACGTATAGAGCCGCACGAATGCCGTGGATTAGGGCAACGGATAATCATCCATTTTTAGCTGCGGTAGGTAGTTATGATGGATATGGAAAGAGAGAAATGTATGAGCCAACATGGATTGCTGCTGGGAAGTTGAGTAAATGGGTGCGTCATAAGGGGGGGAGTTTATTGGTCAGTATGCCCTCACCTAGCCAAAAGACCAATGATTATAGCGTAGATGGCGATACAGCATGGGCAATAGGGTATTACATGGCAGAGGGTACAGTGGGTCATCATCAAGTGAGCTTTGCGATGCATAGAAAAGAGTTAAAACAACGAGAGAGAATAAGTAGGTATATAAATAGTCTAGGTAATAAGGTGTGTGAAAGGGATACTGATGATAATGGACATAGCGTTTACTTTTCAAATAAAGAATGGTTGTTGTTGGCTAGAGATATTGGTGTGAGTTTAAACAAAACTTTGCCAGCATTTGTGTATCATTTGCCTATTAAAGATAAATTGCAGGTACTGGCCGGTTATGTTTCTGGCGATGGATATGCTGGTGATGGTGGTGTAGGTGTAGCGTCTATATCACAGAAACTAGCTTTTGGGATGTGGAAGCTGTTTAGAGATTGTGGTTACACAGCGTCTATACACTACGCTAAAAGAGACGGATATAGCTGTCGCTTTATTCATAAAAACGGTAAAGAGTATATTGGTAATCCGCAGTGGAAAATACAACTTAATCCATCAGAGTCAAAGAGATTTTTGCAGGACGTAGAAGTTTATAAGGATTACGATTATCAAGAGCCAAAGAGTAAAAATCACGAAGTTATAGAAAAAGATGGTAAGTTGCTACATCCATTAAGAAGCGTAGAAGATTTTGGAGAGGAGTTAGTTTACAACTTTGAGGTAGAAGATGATAACAGCTACGTTGCTAATGGTTACATAGTGCACAATTGCGATCCTGATTGGACTGAAAACCCTACAGTCAATGAAACAGTAAAGTATGTGGACGCTATAACTTGCCCTACAGAGCCGTTTGTTAAGCATTTTTCTAAATATACGGATAAGCCCATAGTCGTAATTCCTGACAGATTGGATATGGAATACTACAAAAAGCAGAAAGAGCATAAAGGTGATGCTAAAAAGGTTGTATGGTTCGGATACTCGCATAATTCAGGTGTGCTACAGCAAGCCATACCTACGTTAAGGGAGCTAAAAATGAAACTAACTGTAATTAGCGATGACTTTAAGATATTTATAGGCAGTAATGATGACAAAGATTTGTTCAATTTTATAAAATATGATGAAAAAACAGTTAATCGTGATATAATAAAGCATGGGGATATAGCTTTATTGCCACCAGCTACGTTAGACGATAACGGAGAAGTACCGTATCGTAGCAGATTTAAAAGTAATAATAAGACTATTAATTCTTGGGGATTAGGTTTGCCGGTAGCAACTAACGCCGAGGAACTGGAGCATTTTATTCCGGCGGTAAACAGAATAAAGGAAGCTGACGAACGCTGGGAAGAAGTAAAAGCAAAGTACGATTCAAAATTAAGTGTTATACAATACCTGGATTTAATAAAACAAATATATGGATAACATAAAGGACACAACAAATAATGAGGTTATAGATGAATATTTGGAAAACATAGATAAAAATATCGAGAAGATAGAATGGGGTAAAATATCTATTGAGATACAAAATCGAAAAGCGGTTAGATTGGTAGAAGAAAAAAGCATCAAATGAGAATAAGCACACATGTAAATGTAAAGAATCCAAAACTAAACCAATTTCCATACTTAGAGGCCGTAAGAAGTTATTTAGCTTTTAGTGAGGAGGTAGTCGTTGTTGATGGAGGTAGTACGGACGGTTCAACAGAAGAAATACAGAAATTAAGCAAGGCGGTAAAGATAGTAAATTACGAATGGCCTGATAACTGGTTGTGGGACCAACTGGCTTATTCTACAAAGGTAGGCTACGACAACTGTAATGGCGACTGGGCTATTAAAATGGACTTAGATTATATAATACATGATAACGATTATAAGGAGCTTAGAACACAACTGGAGAGGCTGTTGAGTCATACTGCTCCTGTACTGGCAGCAACATTCAACAAATCACAGTTTATAACCGTAGATAGATATTTCAGTAAAGCAAGAACACATTTGGCTATAAATAAAAGAGACTGGGGGGATAAAGTAACTTACGGTGTAGCAAGAGATAAAGACCCTGATTTTATGTGGGCTATAATGAAAGAAGGCGAAACGAGAGGTAGCAGAGGGGCAATTCCTTATGGTACTACCATACAAGATTATGAAGGTATGCTATATAAGGTGGGAGTACCGATACTATGTTATGACTTGACATTCATGACAAAAGAAAGGCTGGAACAATCAAGACCGGCATACTACATAGCCAAAGAAAGATATTACTACCCTCATAAAAAAGAAATTAAAATAAGAGAGATAGCACCAGATATGTCAATGAATATACTGGAGAGGCAATTTCAAAGCAGGAAGGAAAGTAAGACTCATATACCTTTAGCATTAAACGGGCATCCTAGTAATTTACATGGTAAGATAAAAGGTATGACTGAAGATATGTTCGGTTATAAGGCGTTTGGTTGGTTAGGGGATAATTATAAGGCGGTATATTTTAAATTATGAAATACAAAAACATAGAAGATTTACGCAATAAGATTGAAGAGTATTTTGAGTATTGCGAGAAAGAAAAGAAACGACCACAGAAAGCTAGTCTTTGTGTATTTTTAGATGTTAGTGATGCTTGGATTTCAAGAACTGTAAATGGTAAAGATAAACAAAAACGTAGAGCCATAAAAAAAGCTCATGAAGGAATAGAGGCGGCATGGGTGGACAGGCTGGATAAAGCCGCACCTGTCGGGGCTATCTTTTATCTAAAAAATGCTTTTAAGGAAACTTATAGAGATAGGCAAGAGCTTGATGTTGGGCAAGGTAAAAATCAAAAACCATTAAAAATAATCCATGTCCATCAAGGTAACAAGAATATATGACCAGAACATAGCAACCAAGAAAAGAATTGTAGTTAATCAAGGCGGTACTGGTTCAGGAAAAACTTGGTCGTTAGCTCAAATGTTTAATGTAAAGCTAAGACAAGAAAAAAACATAACAATCAGTATATTAAGAAAAGCATTGCCTACTTTGAAAGCAACGGCAATGAAAGACTTTTTTACTATCATGAAAGATTTGGGTTATTACGATGTTAATAGCCATAACAAGACTGACATGATATATAGGTGTGGCAGTAACGAGGTTGAGTTTTTTGGAATGGACGATCCACAGAAAGCGAGAAGTAGAAAGCGTCATTATTTATGGTTGAACGAAGCAAACGAAATGACATGGGAAGATTACAAACAGTTATCCATGCGAACCAGTAAGCAGATATTTTTGGACTATAACCCCAGTGATGAGTTTCATTGGATATACGAGAAACTAATACCGAGAGATGATTGTGAATTTATAAAATCAACATATCTTGATAATCCGTTTTTAGAACTTGAAAAGGTAAAGGAAATAGAAAGGTATAAAAAGACAGACCAAAACTACTGGCGTATTTATGGTCTTGGTGAAAGAGGCGTGAGTGAAACTACTATTTATACTCACTGGGAATTTTGTGATAAGCTACCTGAAAACGATTTAATACATGGTTTGGATTTCGGGTTTAATCACCCGACAAGTTTAACTGATGTAGTGCTTAAAGATGATGATATCTATGCTAAGGAGAGAATACATCAAACTCATTTGACGACAGGTGATTTGATAGACTTGATGGCAGAAAAAAAAGTTAGTAAAAGCACCCCGATTTACGGTGATGCTGAAGACCCGAAAGCAATCGAGGAAATAAAACGGGCCGGATATAATATTAAGCCTTGCGTTAAAGGTAAGGGTTCGGTTAAGGCCGGTATAGACGCAATCAAGAAAAGAAAGTTTTATATAACTAAAGATAGTGTTAATGGATTGAAGGAAGTGAAAAGTTATCGGTGGCGTGAGAAAGACGAACATGTATTGGATGAGCCTGTAAAAATAAATGATGATTTCTTAGATTCGGTACGGTACGCGGTGTATACACACACTACACAACCACAGCCTGGTATGTTTTTTGGTTGAAATGGGGTATAGTAGTGGTAACGGAACAACCGATAGTGTTTTAACTTAAAAATATGAGCGCATTATCGGAAATCACAAAACAGGTATTGAGTAAGTTTGGATATACGAAAGAACCCAACATAGCACACGTCCCATCTATCCCATACATAACATCGGGGCAAAAATCAGAAGACTACATTAAAGCATATTCAGGCTGGGTATACGGTACTGTAAAAAGACGAGCCGAACAAATAGCAAATGTTGATATAAAATTGATGAGGGAAGGTAAGATGGGAACGGAGGAAGTATATGACCACCCAGCCAGTAAAGTATTAGATGAGGTAAATAATCAAATGACACGTTCGGAGTTAATGGAAATAACTAACCAGCATCTGGATTTAGCTGGTGAGTCTTTTTGGCATGTAGATAGAGGGGAAAGTGCTACTGGTGAACCGCAAAGTATATTACCTATGCTGCCTTATAAAATTAAAGTAGTACCAGGAAAAGATAGGCTGGTAAAAGGTTATATTTATTCAGTAAACGATGCTAACGGTACACCTAAAGAGATACCATTGGAGCCTGAAGAGGTCGTGTTCTTAAAAGAGCCTGACCCTAACAATTTATTTAGAGGAATGTCGGCAGTTAGAGCAGCGGCACAAACCATTGATGTTGACGATGACGCAGAAAAATGGAATTGGCATGCGTTTAAACACGGCACAAGTGCCAAGCCAGTATTTGAGACTGAACAAAGTTTAGGTGATGAACAGTTAGAGATGCTATATACAAAATTACAGGAGCATTGGTCCGGAGTAGAGAAAGCTAACAAGCCGATGATTATGCACTCCGGCTTAAAATCATCACAAGTTGGATTTAGCCCTAAAGATATGGAATATCTGAACGGTCAAAAATGGACACGAGATAAGATACTGTCATTGATTGGTGTAACTGGAACTATTTTAGGAATAACCGAAGATGTGAATAGAGCTAACGCCGAGGTAAACGAATATGTATTTAATAAGTACATGGTAGTACCGAGAGTTAAAAAAATTGTTGGATACTTGAATGAGTTTTATCTACCTATGTTTAAAGGTACAGACTTTTTATATTTCGCTATTGATGACCCAACACCACCTAACGTAGAACAAGAGACTAAGAAATATACGGCAGCTCTTGCCGGAGGTTCATGGATGACACCAAACGAAGTGAGAAAAGCGCAAAATTTGGAAGAAGTTGAAGGTGGAGATAGTTTATATGTACCAAACACGTTGGTTGCTATTGATGGAAAACCTGAACCTAAAGAATTAAAGTTTGAAAGTGTAGCTCACAAGCGAGCTTATTTGAAACGGCAAAAATCAAACAAATATGAGCAAGATATGACAGATAAAATAAACATAGCGGTAAGCGGTTTAATAGAAAGATTGATGAGTAAGGAAAAACCGTCATATAGGCAACTGGCGGAAAAAAAAGGTGGCTTTCATGACCAGCTGAAACAATATGCCGATAGTGAGGAGAAGACGTTTAAGCAAGTAATGCGAAAATACTTTAATGCTCAACAAAAAGAAGTATTGGGATTAGTACAGCAAAGATTTTCATTATCTAAAACATGGAAAAAGAAATCTCCTGTTAGTGACTTTTTGTTTAAGCCGAGTGATTGGAAAAGTATCGGTGTAGCATTAGTCATGCCATTATACAAAAAAATAATAGATGACCGTGGTAATGAGGCTTTGTTCTTTATCGGTTCAAGTATCGGATTTAATATTGAAAGCCCAAGAGTGACAAATTACATTAAGCAACAAGGCGGTAAACTCATAACCGATATAGACAAAACTACACTGAAAGACTTGCGTAAGACTTTAAGTGATGGTGCTGATAAAGGTGAAGGTATCCATAAACTGCAAAAGCGAGTTATGTCGGTATACGACAAAGCCAACGATGCCAGAGCGGAGAGCATCGCTCGAACAGAAGTTATAAAAGCGTCTAACTATGCTACCGAGGAAGGGTGGAAACAATCAGGTGTAGTGGAGGGTAAAGAATGGTTGACGGCGGAAGATGAGCGAGTATGCCCGTGGTGTAATTACATGGACGAAAAAAGCGAGACATTAAAGCTGGGCAAGTCTTGGTTTAAGAGCGGAGATAAATTAACAGTAGATAACCAGACAACGGAATTTGACTCAAACATCCCTCATCCACCACTACACCCTCGTTGTCGTTGTACGATAGTGCCTGTATTAAAAGAAATAAAATCAGAAGTCAACAGAGCAAAACCAAAACCAACAGGCATAACTGAAAAGGATATTGACAAGCTAAATAAAAAACTAGCAAAGATAGATGAACTTACAGAAGATAAATAAAACACTTGACGATAAAATTACGTCATTGAAAGAAAAAAAAGAACATAAAAGTTTTATAGTGGGTCTTGTTGATAAAAGCTTGTCTATTTTAAGCTCACAATCAAAAGACGTTATTAAGGCAATAAACAAAACCAGTAATGTAAAGGTTGAAAATTTCAATGATGCTCCGAAAGAAGTTGAGGTGTTGAACTTTCCTAAACCACAAAAGCCTGTAAAGGAAATTAAAGTTACTAACTTTCCTAAGCCTGTTAAACAGAAAGAATATCCCAAGCAGATTGATGTCACTGTTAAAAATCCTGTAAAGGAGATTAAAGTCAGTAATTTTCCAGACTATCCTAAATTTCCATCATTGAAAGGAATAGTTAAAGGCTTATCTGATTTGCCGAATGTCTTAACTGAAAAGTTAGCTCGTATTACTCAACCTGTAAGTGTACAAAATCAAGTTGAGGTATTTGTACTAGACCCTAAAACAGAAAAGAGGATTAGACCTGGTGGAGGTACATTAGTGCCAGCAGCAAGCAGCGGCGGTTATATCGGGTTAAGAAACGGTATTGCCAGTGGACAAGTAGTAATAGCGGAAACAGGTGTAGCGGTACAGTTGCCGAATGTAGAGCCAAAGAATGGCGTGTTGATCAGGAACGGCGGCACAACAGATGTGTTTATAGGAGGAGCAAGTGTAAACAACACTACTGATGGTACAGGTAATGGTATGGTGCTGGGGCAAAAAGAGACTACCAGTGCAGCAATTAAGAACCTTAATCAAATATATATAAATGGTACGGCAACAACTAGCTGGATTAGTTATCTTGTGACATAATATGTTATATTAAGTAAAAGCCTGAATGGGACAATCATAGGGCATAAGTAAATTCCTATGATTAAATTAACAGGCAAAAAAGAAGGAAGAGTAGTAGCAACAGATTTCACCGAGGACAGAGACGGTGAGAGGATAAGTGTTGATGGATTGGATTTAAAGAACTTTAAGAAAAATCCGATTATGATGTTCGGGCATAATCACCAAAATTTGCCTATTGGTACTGCCACTAAAATTGCAAAGGATAATAAGAGAATGACATTTGAGCCTAACTTTTCTATTGCCACACAATTTGCCAGAGATGTAAAAGCATTATGGGACGAGGGAGTATTGAAATCAGTATCAATTGGCTTCATACCGAAAGAACGAGAAAAGAACGTATGGACTAAAAGCGAACTGCTTGAAATTTCGATTGTGAATGTGCCGTCTAACCCGAACGCTCTGGCAATGGCTAAGAGTAAAGGATTGAATATTGACATACTGACTAACGAGGTATCTGGCAATAAAAATTTAAAGACATTCCCCGAAGATAAAAAATGGGATGCTGCCGGCGCTAAAAGACGGATAAGGAAATGGGCCGGTGGTGAAAAGGAAGATATAGACTGGACTTTATACCAGCAAGCTTTTGCTTATGTAGATGAGAATGATGCCAAAAATTTTACATCGTATAAATTACCATTTGCTGATGTCGAGGATGGTGAACTAAAGGCTGTATGGAAAGGAATAGTAGCAGCACAAGGAGCATTACTTGGAGCTAGAGGTGGTGTAGATATACCTGAAAAGGAAAGAAAAGAAGTACACAGATTACTCGGAACGTATTACAAGAAGTTTGAAAAAGAGCAGCCCGAATTTAAGGAGCTTGATGAAAAAGAAATAAGAGAATTAGTAGAAAATAAATTATTAAGTAAGTCGGATGCTTACGACTTACTGTCCTTACGCTCTACGGAGACAAGGAAAACCAAAATCGTTAAGGTCGATAACGATGCTGTTATGGCCGATGCTTTGCATCTAGCTCTACAGCAAATTGGTAAACAAAGCATGAAAGTATTAAACAAATACAACGCTTATGAAAAAGGAAAAAAGCCTAAAGGACCAAGCAAGTGAAATTGGTAAGGAAATCTTTAACTCGTTTCAGGAAGCTCAAAAAGAAGCTTTGGAGAAAGAGACTAAAGAGAAAAAGGTTAAAAAAGCAAAAGCTGAAAAGCATGTGGTCAATATTCATCCCCTGAATAAAGAGTATGGTATTTCAACAAACGCTTTTGATAACATGGTCGGCAAAGACTTCTCACCGGAGAATGTCAAGCAGTATGTCGGCATATTAAAAGACGAGGAAGCCATAAAAGAAAAGAACGCTCTTTTCTTCCGTGCTTTAGTGGGTACAAAACTATATCCACAAGAACAATCTTTTGCCTACACCTTGAAGGCTCTGTCCGAAGGCACTGATGCAGATGGTGGTTACCTAGTAACCCCAGAGTACAGAACAAACGTACTGCGCCAGTTACACAACAACGGTATTATGCGACCGGAGGTCAATGTAATACCTACAAATACAGACTCGGTATTGTTTAACTATGAGGATGGTCGACCATTGGTAAGTTGGGGCTCGGAGAATACAACTATCTCCACAACCACAGCCGGACTTGGTCAAAAGACTATCAGTGTTCATAGAATGAATAGCCGAATGTACTTGTCT